ATCCGATCCACCAGCCGAAATTGTGACAGATTCGACTTTTGAGTCGTTATTAATGACTACAGTAGCCTCTGCACCTGTCCCATCACCAACAATTGGTACTCTTGTATAGGTAATATTGGCTGTTCCGAGTCCAACACCACGATTTCTTACAGTTACAACCTTAAGTTGACCACTAGTAGAGGCGTTTTGCCTCATTGCGGCGTTATCAGACCCAACATTATACCAATCTGTTGGGACTGGAATGTAATCTGTGGAATCAAATTTGATTGCTTGGCTGGGTTTGATAGTATAAAGGTACTTCCAGATGTATCCGTCACCACTTGAACCAGCAGCTCTTGGTTCTAAATCTGTAAATGTAGGTTCATCAAGAGAAGGACCACCTTGATAATTGTTTTCAGGATTGGCATTATTGTAAAGACAGATATAAACTCTGAAATCAGAGTTCATCACATAGTAATTTGCCGAATAAATGTCAAAAGAACCAGAAGGGAGAGACGGATTACTTCTACTGATGTCATTTCTCCACATGTCATAAGTCACACCAGATGACCAGACATTCTTTCTAATGACCTGACTGACATCAGAAGTGTTAATCTTCTTCATTGCCAACATCGTATCCCAATAGTCATTGGACTCATTGAGATTGTCCTTAGGAGATGGTGGTGTTGTATCCCAATTGGACTGATAATCCGTGGCGTTCGGAAGACCAATGAACGCGTAATAGGAATTTGTAGAGGATTGGACTCCTGCTACAAAATTCCTAGCATTCAAAATACGAAGTTGATCAGTGATTATCGCTGCCATTTTATTTGGACTTTTTTGTTATTTAGATAAGATTTACTGGCGTTTTGTCACCATTCTATTAGTTCTTGGATATTTTACACCATTAGATGATGATTTTCTAGAACTATGAGAATATCTGGGAGTGGATACACCAGTTTCGGGTCTTTCTTTAAAATAAAAGAGATATTCATTATCAGCACCTTGAAGATCTGTATTATCAGTATATCCACCACTGGTTGCGGTCATTTGACTTCCTTTTGAATGTTGATTTAAGTAGTCAATAATATCACTCTGATTCATACTTGGATATTGTTCAAGTAAACAGGCTAGAACACCACAAACTTGTGGACATGACATACTAGTTCCATCATATTTTGCAAGTTTATATGAAGAATTTCTGGAGTCATTAACAGTGGTAACAGAACCTCCAGTAACAGTTCCATCATTGACAGCAGAAATTATATTATCTCCTGGAGAGAATATATCGACTCTTGGTCCACAATTGCTGAAAGATGCCTTAGACTCATTTATCAAAGCACTGACTGAACCTACACAAACTGAAAGTCGTTCTCCACCAGAACCACTCCTTGCAGCAGATGTATTCCAAGATCCCCTATGGTAGTAAAAATTAGATCCAGCAGTTATATAATTATTGTAATCATTACCACCTTCAACATCCATTTTCATTGAATCATTTCCTGCAGAACCTACAAAAATAATTCCAGCATCTACAGCGTCTTCAATATCCGCAACTCGTGATGTAATGTATGCATCTACATAAACTTTTGTTGAGTCATAATTTCTCACACCATACCCATTCAGGTCACCATTAGAAAATGGAGCCGTAGAATCTGCAGTTCCTCTATATGTGATACTGGTAATGTTGGATCTTGTTACTTCATAATATGAACCCCAACTATTATTGACAATGGTTGGATTTCTTCTACCAGTTTCAGGATTTACTGACTTTTGATTATGCCAAGCCCTTACATACTCAAAAAGTAAAGAACTAGCAATTTGTCCATCATATGGACTAACATAGTAAATATTAGCCTCTCTAGCCCAACCTTGAGTGTTTCCTGCTACTGTGCCAGCACAGTGCATTCCATGATTATCATTTCCATTATTTAAGTCAGTTCCAGATCTATAAGTATAAGTTCCATTTGATCCTCCAGTGACTGTATTTGTCAGTGACAACCAATTGAATTGTTGGACTCTACTTCCACCACTCCCATCAACATTAACAGCAAATTCAGGATGACTTGGATTGAGGTGCCCATCTACGATCAAAACATCTACATTTTTTCCTGATGATGTTGTAACAATATCGGCACTAGCATCTGCAGTTCCATTAGATCCCCAATTTGACACTTGAGATCCTAAAATACATCGATATAAACCCCAATTTTTATTAGTATTTGATATAGAGCTACCTTTATCCCAATCTGTTGATGATTGTGTCCAAGATGGTCTAATTTTTACCGAATCCAATAAGGATTGACTTTCAATTGCCAAAACTCTATCGTCATTTAACAAAGAATCAACCTCACTATCCTCTAAATCATATCCTGTGTTTCTACTGATCGGTCTTCTATCATAGCAAGTTACTTCCCTATCTGGTATGGTTGAACTTCCACCAGAGGTTTCCATTTCATTGTAAAAAGAATCGATATCGGTTCCTTTTTTTACGGTTACTATGTACTGTGTCATTAGTCCTCCAGCTTGACCACAGTTAGATCAACTGTAATAGCTCTTGACACAGAATCATTATTTGTAACTCTTGCATATATTTTATTACTTGTGGAAGTATCATTATTCCACCCAATAACTCCTGGAGTAATCAAGAAAGTACTAGTTCCTGCAGTTGTGGTACGAACTTCCGCAATAAGTCCAGAACCTGGAGATGGGTCAGTTAGATAAGATCTACCAGCATCTGATGTTCTTGAGGCAGAATCAACAAATAAACTAACCCATGCTGGATGATTTGTTGTAATTTTAAATAATGAATATGATTTGAAACCAGTAATATCTACAGTTGCACTAGAACCTGCACCAATAGATCCTGTAGTTCCAGATACTTCTGTTCTTACACCAACTGATGTAATGAAACCAGCATCATTGTTGAGTTGGCTGGTGTTAGTGAATGAAGTGGTGATGAAACCAGCACCGTTCGTCAGTTGATTATTATTGGTGGGGATAGTTGGAGTGTTGGTTAAATCGTTATAGTTACCAGAAAAAGTAGAGATACCAGAGAGGTTTGATCCATCACCATAGTAGACTGCTGCCGCACCATCAATTGAACCGAAGGATTGTCCTGCTCCAACTAAGAGGCTACCAGCGACTGTTGCTCCAATACTAGCAGTTGATAATTTTAATACATCATTATGAAAAAGTTGAACATCTCCATCGGAGTTTGCGATGATAATATCATCAACTCCACTACCCTCTTTTTGAACTCTAAATCCACTGGCACCTCGGATATACATATATCCAGTATCACATGTCAAATTACCATTTGATGTATTATGAGAAATACTAATTTGATTACTAGGACCGATTCGTACATCTGCTGTTGATTTAAAATCAAATCCAGCGCTGGCAGTGGAAATGCCAGAGAATGTTGCATTAGCAAGAGTAGAAACACCAGAAACAACCAAAGTATCAGCAATTATGTTTTCGGTGGTAATACCACTACCTCCGCCACCACCAGTTGCGTTGATTGTTACATTACCCGTGCTGGAACTTACAGAAACATTAGTTCCAGCGACAATACTAGTAACTGGTATTGAAATGTTAGTTCCATCTCCGATAGCAGAATATACTTCATCAAAGTTGGAGTTTATCTTAATACCACCCGATAACAAACTGTCTCCAGTTCCGTCATTCGGTGTTGATCCAGTGTTGATTCCTAGTTTGGCCATTACACCTACATTTTCTCCCGTTTAGTTATTTAGAATTAAATTTGAATGTAATTGACAAACTTCAATGGTTCAGTTCTCTGTACAATACCAGCCGTTGAAATACCAACATAACCATCAAGGTTATATGAATTGTACTCTTTGGGACTTATCCTAGGTTCAAAATTAATTTTACCCCAACTAAATTTACCAAAACTAAATGAGGATGAGATACCACCAGTTAATACTTCAACTAATTGTGAATCATAAGTGAAAAGAGTAGAATCAAATGATATATCAGTTGATGAGAATGTCAAACTACTAATACCACTCATATTACAGAATACTCGTTTTACAACGGTAGTACCAATACCAATCACATTAGTAGTCAACGTTTGGTAATCTCTGACAGCCCAGACATTATCTGCAAAACTAGATGTAACACCAACAACTGTTGCATTATCAGTTCCTAATGAAGTTATCGTTCCAGTTCCAACATTGGTGTTGTATGTGGTGAAGAAATCTCCAGTTGAAATTCCACTAACCGTAATTGCTGAACCAACATAGTCAGTATTTCTCAAGAATGAACCCTGGTCGATGAAAAGATCAAAGATCATTCTGATTTCACCCCCAACGGTCGTAGTTCCAAATCCAACAATCGTTCCATAATCACCCTCATAGGATGAGACATTTATTGTCTCTTTGATGATTTTTGGTTGTTCAAAGATAACAACTGGTGGTTCAGAGTAGTATCCACCACCATCAGTGATGGTGACAGAATTCACTACACCAGATGTGACGGTAGCCGTTGCTGTTGCGATAGTTGTAACACCAAGTGTAGAACCAATTGTGACTGTAGGTGCTACAGTGTATCCGAGTCCAGCGTTGGTGATTGAAATACTGGTAATAGTACCAGCTGTGGATACGATAGCTGTACCAGAAGCTCCAACAATATTATCTTGTGATGTAATGGTGATAGAGTCCTGGAAATCTCTAACTTGACTCTCATTTCTAGAATCGAAGAGAGGTCTCACAGTATCAACATATGTTTCAGTAGAACCAAAACTAACAGGTTGAATCAGATAGGATGCTGGGAAGATTTGTGGTTCATATTGAATTCTGTCCTTACCAACTTCTCTGCCATTAATGATCTTATCGACAGTTTGTTTACACCATGTCACAGGTCTTAAGAGATTTCTGTCACTAGTGATACCAGGACCAGTGTAGACATTAGTTTGAACCGAATCCAGTGTGTTGATACCAGTTATGGTTCTCACATCCTCGTCGAAGATAATACCCTGTGTTGGTGGGAAATTGTCAATATCAAGTGTGTCACCAACCTTGACAGTTTCAACAATATCAGTGAAGACAACATCAATATCTCCACCACCCTTATAGAACAGAACTTTAGAGGTATCACCAACTTTTGGTGGTTCAGTAAATTCAACTGTACTACCACCAGTAAATATAAATCCTTTACCTGGTTCCTGAAGAACATCATTAATAAAGATCAGGAGTGTTTGGTCAACCTCAATATTTGAACCTGGAGCTGACTGAATAGAGACAGATTGTGAGTTCAGGAGAAGTCTGAAATCTCTAGTTGAACCATCGAAGAATTCATCAAATTTGTCAAGAACTTGGAGTTGACCAACAGACCAACCATTGAATTTATCTGTAAAGATTCTATCAACGGTGATTTGGAACTCCTCAAATGTTGCTGATGGGTCAGTTGGAATTCCAGTAGGTCCACCAACTGGAACGGTGAGTATTTCACCTTCACCATATGCATATCCACCATATTCAAATTCAAAGTCAATAACACTAGAGCCTTGTCCAACAACAATGTTGACAGTTGCACTTTGACCAGCTCCAGTTGGTCCAGCAGAACTATACTGAACAGGAATATTGCTGTATGAAAGTGGATCATCAAATACCAGTTCTGGTGGATTAGTTGATGTGTAACCAGTTCCTGGATTGGTGATAGCAACACTGACAATGTGACCACCACTAATTGCTGCTGTTCCGATGAACTGAAGACTTGGTTCTCCGTCAGTCTGAACACCAACATTGACAACTGTTTGAATTCCAACTCTATAACCAGAACCACTGTTAGCGATACTGACATTTGAAATCGTACCAGCTGTCGATACGGTTACAGTTCCACCAGCAGCTACCAGTGGTTGATAACCAAATCCACCATTAGAACCAACAGAAACGATTAAACCACCAATAGGAATATCAGAGTTGTTTGGATCATATCCAGTAGAAACACCAAGACCAGTAAAGTTGACAGTAGTAACACCTACAGATTCTTCCATGGTGTAAGTACCATCACCAGCTTGAGCTCCTTCTGGAACTTGGAAGATATTGTTGATAAGAATGATACCATTGTCAGTTGAATACCCAACAGTAGATGAACCATCATATTCGAGAGTGAATGATGTTGAAATACCATTAAACTGGTAGGAAATATCATCAAAGACATAATTATTGGAATAGGTCTCTCTAAAAGAATTGACAGGAGCATTCTTCATGAAAGTTCTGCCCTGGAACCTAGAGCTAGTTGTAATACCAGTCCAATCTCTTTGATCAGGTTCTGCAGTTGATGTGGTACTCAATGGTGTGTTACCATATGGGGCAGAAGCAAAGTTGATAGTATTACCAACAATATTGTAGTTGCCACCAATCTTAGTGATTGTTGCTCCAGCTGTGTGGAATCCAAGTGTGGAACCAAGTTGTGCTCTTCTTGCACCAATCTGAGTTGAACCAGCGATACCGACAGACTCAGCTATCAGATATTCATCATCAATCTGAAGAATATCACCACTTGCAAATGATGTGATACCAGTAACATTGAAGACTACATCAAAAAGGATATCCTGATTCAAACCAGTTGTTATTGCAGTACCAGTAACTGGTGCTTGAATCATATTGTCAATGGCCACCAGAGCTTTAGAGTTCTGATTGGTGGTTGTAATTACATGGGAAGCACCAATACCAACACCAGTAAGTGATAAGGTTTCTGGAATCACCTTCAATGCGTTTTCGGCTGATGAAGCGAAACGAATTCTACCCTCATCAATTTTTACAACATACAGGTTAGTTGGTAATTTGTCCGTAACACCAATACCAGGAATAGTAGTTGCTGCTATTCCAATAGCTTGTGTAGTTCCTACTCCAGGATACGAATAGACAACTTCTTCACCACTTACAAAGAAGTGATTTGGAATTGCAATCGAATTTGATGTAGTACTTACGACAGAAGAACTACTTCCATCAAATACTCTTCTGAAGATTTCATTTCCTTTATGGAGGAGACCAAATTGAGTTACAAGATCAAGTTTAGTTCCTCTATAGGTGTCATTATTTGACTTAATGACAACATTGTTGTGATCAATTTCATTTGGACTAGTATTGTTGTCAAATATCTTCATATCAATACCAAAGGTTCTGACTTCAACGTCTATACCTGCATTTGGTGTATATGTGATATTGACATTTGATGTTGAGGTAACACCAACCTGACCAAGACTGACGTTTCCACCGCCACCACTAGTGGTAGTGGTAGGATAAACAATATCACCACTGGCAGTTGGTACATTTCTTCCATCTCCAGTAGTTGAATTGGCAGTTACCGTAGTATCAAAGATACCACTGGAACCAATTGCTTGGTTGTTAGATACATTCCCTTCAGTGAAATTAGTTCCATTGAAGTCAAAAACAGCCATCCAACTGTTGTCAGAAACACTCCAGATTAACATTCTGGACGTATTAAATGGTCCAGTTGATGCCACATAATAGTAGTAGTTACTATCAGCGTGGAATTGAGCGTTACCACTAGAAACTGTATCAGTGTCAAGAACGAATCCTGTAGTTTGTCTAACGTAAGTCTGATTGAAGGAAGATGGTGACAAACCACTTAATGTAACTTCAGTATAATCTGTAACTGTAGTGCCACCTGCGTTTGCCGCACTAATGTTTGCATATTCAACAAAGGTCTCATTATTTGATGAGTTACACAATCCAAGTTCAAACATCTCATACTGATTATTTGTAGTATCCTTGACCAGGACTACATTGTAGGATGCTGAATATGGGTCAGTATAAGAAGAAATAACATTAGCAGTTGGTGAACCAGAAGCTGAGATCGAGGTATGTGTAGACTTCAATCTAGCAACATCCAGATCATAATTTCCAGCTGTTGTATTAGTATCAGAAATCAATGTCATTGAGGTTTGTGATTCCAAGTTACCAGTGATACTTGGAATGAAATCAAGTTTAACAACTCCAGAGTCAATGTAAGAATGATATGTTCCAAGTCCAAGTGTTCCAGAACTTGAAAGGGTGTTTTGCATATCACCATACTCAAGTTGAGTCACTGTAGTTCCATCATGGATAATATTGATTTCTGTTGAGTCATATTGACCAGAAGAAATACCAGAAGTGACTTCAACCATCGTCAAGATCTTAGCTGATCTGTTAGATGTTGGGAATGAAGCAATTGTCGTAGTTGTACCAGATGAAACACTAGTTTGAGAACTAGCAATACTGACAATATTACCGAATGATGTAGAACCAGTTCCTGACACACCATCAAGAAGACTGATGGATAAGATTGATGTAACGTATGCGTTATATTCAAACTTGACTGGATTGAATGTTAATTCCCACTCGTCAGCGCCAGCCAACTGGTAATCAAAGAAACCAAGTCTTGGGAATGTTTCAAGAGTTGAATATTCATTGATATATCCAATTCCAGCATTTTGAATGAGATTTACAATTGAGAATTGTCTTTCATCAGTGTATACATTGTCTTTCACAAAAGTGAATACTTTATTGAAGACATAGTTTGTTTCAAACTTACCAACAGGTTCAAACGGTTCAGCTCTTTCATTACTATTAAAATCTCCACTAATATCGTCAATTGAAAGAACTCTGTTTCCAACTGATTGGAAGTAATCTGTAAGAATTCTATTCTCAAAGAAGATTTCGTCAGAAACCAAACTACCATTTACAAATTGAGTTCCTTCCGAAACAAAGTCAAAATCATAAACACAATTGAGATCACCTTCTCCTATAATGTCAATAACAATCTCAACATTTGCCTCGACTGGTTCGACAACTGCATTTCCTGGATCAGATTCAAAACTTTCAGCTTGATAATCAGCAAACTTAGCAAAACCAGAAGTGTGGTTAAGATTACTTACTGGGTCGTTCCAAGTTTGATAAGGAACTTTACTAGACAGTGAGTAAGAGAAGTTTTGATAATACTCATTGTTGGGAAGAACTTGGAGATTGTCGTTAAGGAAACCTACATTATCCTTCCAACCACCGATTACAGTAGCACCAACACCAGTCGTTATCTCTGCATCAAAGTCCCACTTCTTCAGAATGACAGCTTGAGTATTAGAACTCTCTCCTCTGACAATCGTTCCAATGTCAAAGTCTTTTGGTGTGTCAATCTTAAGTTGTTCAATGTTTGGTGTCCAAGACTCCACAACACCAGTCTTATCACCATTGAATACTTTTTCACCAACAAAGAAGTTGTTAGTTGTCAATACTGGATTGAATGTTGGGAAGTATTCTTCAGCTACAATTTGACCAACTGTGTTTAATGGATCAACAGTTCCTGGAATCTCTCCATCATTGAGTACATCTCTAAGACTATACTCAATATATGCTCCAGTTCCACCAAACTGAGGAACAGAGGTGATAACTGGGAAGAGTGTGTAGTTGTAGTCAGATGAGTTATATCCTTGTCCCGTTGGGGATGAGAGAATACTTACATTCTCCACAAGAATATTCTTACCAACGGTATATGGGAACTCTCTAGGAGTACTGAAGGTCTGGTTCAGATATACTCTTACAACCTTAGTTGTTGAGTTGTATGTCAGTGAAGAAATTCCAACACCATTCGTGTTCTGAGTTGGAATGATTCTTGGTGTAACATCATACATTCCAGTTGTGTTATTCAGAATAGTTACTGATGTGTCACCGATGTTATATCCGAGATCCACTTCATCAAGAACTCTATTGGTATAACCATCAATGACTTTCAGAACAGCTGGATGTAAGTAGTTTCTACCAAGAGATGAAATACCAATAGATTCAAAAGATGTCAAAGATTCCATTTCCAGAATCTCTGGAAGATTGGCTTCTGGTCTCAGTGTTTCGTCAGTGGGATAATCAAATCCAATATTCTCAGAATCAAAACGATAATTCAGAATTTTACCGATGTTCTTACTCTGAGATTCTAAGATAGCATCAGTTCCAATACCACTAATAACCCTGTCAACTCTAGGTAAATTAGTATATCCACCACCATTATTGGTCATCTCAATTTCAGAGATAGAACCAAAGGCTGTTAAAGAATCAGTAGTATAGCTGGAATCTGAGTTACTCTTCGTATAAAGAGTTGACTCTGGAGCTATTGGTAACTCATATGTGAATGTTGTAGAACCAAGACCAGTCAGTTGGTGAATTCCATCATACTTACTCTTTTCAACATTGATCTGATTGTATGGGAAAGAATCTTCATCAATAACAAGACCTCTCTGAGATGCAGAAACGATATTGGTGTTGATTGGGTCAAACTTATAATAAAGTCTGATTGGAACATAATCACTTATCTCAACTGTGAGATTTGCATCAGTGGTAACACCAACTGAACCACCAGTTGATACCTCAAATGATTTGTCCTCTTTCTTACCAGTAGTTACAAACTCTTTGTTAAATTCTTGATCAAGATAAACAGACATCTTGAATGCAGAATAACTCACACCATTTGACAGGAACGAAAGTGAGGAGTCAGAAAGATCAAATTTCAGATTGCTATTTCTTCTGGTGATAACAAGTGGATTGATCTTTGAAATAGTTCCACCATCACCTTTTGATGTGATATTGACGAATGATGGATTTTCTTTTTCAAGTTCAAATCTATCACGAACGAGTCTAATCTTGTCTTTGTTGTAAGGGATGACATAATACATGTCATTGTCAATGAGACCACCTGCAGGATCACTTGAAGTGTGAATTACCTTATCACCTTCAACATAATCATGATCACTAACCGTCAGTGTATTAAATTGTGTGTCAACCTTATCGGATGTGAAACCAACAGGATTGAAAACAATTCTTCTATTGAATGCATTAAATCTTACATCAATGATCTGGTCAGAAGTTGGTTTGATGGTAACTTTAACCTTATCATTGAAACCCAATCCGTGAGTTGTTGCAGTAGATACAGTGACAATGTGACTATCAACCTGAGCTCTTAGGATATCTGTTCTGATTGTCTTAAGGCTATGATACTCTCCAGAACCAAGACTTGTGAAGTAGAACAGACCAGTTGTCGTTCCAATACCAACATATCCACCAGTGGTTGACAATCCAATCTTGTGGGACGAGATACCAATGAAGTCCTTTGTGATTGGTGCAGCATACAGTTCACCATAATCAGTTAGACTTCTGAAGTTTGTTGTAATACCATTCCAAACACCAAGAGATGTACCACCATTTGCGGTATATGTCAGACTATCATTCAGTTTCAGTCCATGATTCTCATAGAAAATTGCTTGAGGTTGAATGAAGATAGAAGTAGCACCAACACCTGGATTTCTGAATGTTACAACAGTTCCTACACCATTACCAGTAGTAGTTCCAATACCAACTGACTCCGCTGGTTCAAAGTACAACTCTTCATTAAGTCTGAATGACTTTTCTGTTTTGGTAGAACCAACATTGATGGTGAACTTCATAGGGTCACCAGTTAAAACAGTTCTGTTCGTATGAGCAGAACCTACAGTTCCCTCCTGTTCTCTTAGGACACGAATTCTCTTACTTTCTTCATCAATATTGAGAACCTTGACTTTTTCTGTACCAATACCAAGAATATCATTTGGTCTGATGAATGGGAATTCTAAAGCACCATCAACATAGAAGTAAGTTGTCAGACCTGTAGCTCCAGAGGTTTCAATACCGAGAATAGTAACAAAGGTTTCTGATCTTACACCAACTCTATATGGTCCATCAAACCCTTTATAATATTCAGAAAGACCATTGATGTTGACTAACTCTTGATCTGTGAAATTGTGTGGAACAGAGGAGAAACCAACAAATTGATTAATATCAAAATACTTAATGAATTCAATATCGGTAAGTGTTGTAGATGCACAACTTACTGTATCAACTTCAATACCACCAATACTCTTGACTTTAGCTTGGGCACCCTTACCATCTGCTTGACTGTTGTCAAACAAAATTCTGTCATTGACCTGGTAGTTACGACCACCAGTGAAAATGCCAATGTTCTCAACAGTTCCAAGAGATGCTGCTGTGACTTCTAAAGATTGTTTCTTAATCTTATTAGAATCAAAGATATAATCATATCCACTATATGTGTTATTAGTGTTGTATGATTTTGTATTTCTCAACCATTCATCGGATTGAATATCATAATCTGTTTGATTAGATAGGACACTATAGTTGAAATCAATTCTCTTGGAATGGAAAGTGTCACCGATGACATATGGGAACTGTGGTCTCTTGTAGTTTCTAAAGGGTCCAAAAGAGTCTACAACGGTCTCTAAAGTTGTAAAGTAGGCATATACACCATTGGGGTAATCTGGAGTGACACAGAACCTTCCGTTGTGTACATCCAAGTCACCAACATTGGTAAATTTGAAGTCTTCAACAAAGAAACCCTCTGGGTACAAACCGACAGGTGGTCTGTGAGTTAACTGAAGGTCAAGCTCATATCCAGACTTCAACTGTTTGATAACACCACCTTCTGATGTGCTATATCCGTTTGGACCATAGATTGGATTACCATCATATGCCCAACCCAGAATTGGAGAGTGGAATGAGTTGGTTACTTCGATACCATTAGTTTTTTCTAAGTCAGCAATACCATAGAATTTCTCACCACTGTTCTTAATAGCATATGTTGTCTCTCTCAGTTTTCTTGGAGAGTAAAGATGACAGTATTCTGTGGAATCACCACTAATGCTCTCTTCAACAAAACCATCATCGTTTTTGATGAACGTTGAATTTCTAGCAAAGAGGTTGATGTTCCATTCTTTTATCTTTGCTTCAACTTTAGCATCAACACCAGGATTACTAATAAAAATTGAAGTCTCACCATTGACATAATCTAAACCAGGATTGATAATCTTAATCTCTACAAGTTTACCGTCTTCAATGATTGGGGTAAGAACTGCATAACTACCAGCTCCACTAATTGTTAGTTCTGGTGGTGATATGTATCCACTACCTTGGTTTTCGATGATGATATCAACAAAACGACCATTATTAATGATAGGCATCACCTGTGCCTGTTCACCACCATCAAAGGAGAATCCAGGTTGTCTATTGAGATTGATAACCTCAGCAGAACCATATTGAGAACCATGAGATGTCAAGTCGATAGAGTCTACATGACCTCTGAATACTGGTTGTACTTTACATTGGAAGTCCTGGCCAGAACGAGTAGTGATACCAGTTAATCCCTGAACAGTTACTGTAATTGGTCTGTAGTTGAAAGTTCCTACACCCTCACCTTCAATATCAACTTCAATTTTATTTTTGAAGAAGTAATCGAGTGGTGTTGAACCAGTTCCAACTTCACTTAATGTGAAAGTGTCCTTATCGACATTGTTCACATAGTATTCTTTAGTTGTGGATAGACCTGATACCGAAGTTGAACCTGCAGTATATTGTACAATCTCACCAGTTTTATAACCATGATTGGTAATCTTAACTTGGTTCAAAGCTGTTACAATACCAGCTGAAGGAATGAGTCTCTTCTTATTCTTGTACCCTTCACCAGGATCAGTTACGACGATAGATGAAACAATATTCTTTCTATCTGAAGATCTTAGTGATTGAGTCCCTTGTCCATATGCAAACTGGAAATCAACTGTATTGATACCAGCAGTGGCATCTTCAAGTTTAGTGTGAAGTGTAAGATTGAAGTTATCAACAACATTCACAAAGTAAGAGGAGTTGGTTGACATTCCACCAACGGCTCGTAAACCTTTTGAATCATAAACAATTTTCTCACCTTGTCTAAACTTATGGAATGTTGAGAAACCAATAGTATTAGTATAAAAATCAATGTTACCATTGAACTCAGTGTTAATATTAACTTCGTAAATAACAGATGAAATATTAGATTTAGCTGCAGCTTGTCTTGTGGGATTGCCACCACTGATCTTAACAATTGGTGTTTCTAAGAAATCAAAACCAGTATCAACAATATCAATTCTTTCCAGTGAACCTTCAACAGCAACCGTACCAGTAGCACCAGTTCCAATTGTATCTGTGATTGTAAATCTTGGAGGAGTTATAACATCATATCCTCTTCCACTACCAGTTACAATCAGTTCTTCAATTGGTCCATAGAAGATCGTGTCATCTGACTTATAGTTTAGAAGTTCAACACCATTGATGAACATTCCATTGAAACCTGGAAGAGTTTCAAAGTCTCCTGCTTCTCTGATTGGATCAACAATTTTCCTGTAGATCCCTTGTGGCTCAAGGGGTTTGTTATAGAAATTAAAGAAGGTAAAAGTATTGTCAGTAACAGTTCCACCTAAGTTTATAAGTCTACCAGCAAAAAGATCAGATCTACTTCTTGCAAGCCTGATAGTAGTATTATTAATCTTTTTCACATAATAAACAGATTCCCTAACAGAACCAACATTATTACTATTCGTAGGGTCAAGGCGCGAAAGTCTACTTTCAGTCGTTGTTGTGATGGGGAAACCATCAGGATTAAATGTTGTAGTTTGAGTTATTCCTGGTTGATAATAAATCGCATCACCAGTATAGAATCCATGAGCAACACCAAAGTCAATTGCACCATTAATGGCAGAACCACTAAACTTCAAACTTTTCTGATATGGCTCAAGTGGTGTGTTGTCATAGTATGGTAATGAGTTAGATGCAATTAATAAGTCATCATTGAAATTTGTATATGTGTTTTGTACATTAGAAATAAACTTCTCAAGAGAACTGATCTTGGGTGAATCAACCTTCAAGATTTGATTTTCAAAAGACCAAACTCTACTTGTATTCAGTGTAGATCCAGCCTTTATAGTGAATGATTTGTCACTCTTAATTTCAAGAACCGTAGCTGTAGAAGTGACACCACCATTATCAGACAGTTTGATAGAGTATCCTGGTTTAATCGTATGTTCATCATATGTTGTGACATCATACTTGTTCTCTAATGTATCAATAAGAACCAGTGAAAAAACTTGCCACCTTGATTTAGAGTTGATTGACCAGTTAGAACCTCTGGTTGTTTCATCTTCAACACCAAAAGATTTGATATTGACTGTATCATTCTTATGGTAGAAATAGTTTTCACCAAGTTTGAGATCCTTAAGTGTTGATGTAATCTTTACTCTGATATCTTCATCAGTTCCAATACCAACATAGGCATAAGAATAGTCATCAAGAGTTACATTGATTTTCTCAGCGAGTGTATTGGAAATACCAGATACATTTAAGAACTGGTTTACAGTTTTTCCACTATAGGTAATCGAGATAATATTATCATCAATATCAACAACTTCTAACTTACCTGACTCTGGGAAACTAACTGTTGAGTCTACATCAAGAATTGTAGATGCAGCACCAACACTAGTTAAAAGTTTTGTTTTTGGATTTGCTCTAAACTTACCAAACCTTGTTCCAGTAACGTTGATGTCTCTATCATATCCAGAGTCAATACTCAGTTGGTAGTAATCTTCTTCGTTATACTGAATTTTGGAAACACTATTAACAGTTCCACGAGCATTCGTTGAATCCTGGAATAGTGTGAGATTCTTAAGATCGAGTGGATCACCAATATCAGTTGCTCTTACAACAATATCTTCTGTTACACTGTAAGCAGCATCAGATGGTTTCAGAAGGAATCTGCTTGGACGGATGATATCTACTGTCTCGCCAAAGAGAGCCTTGAATAAAATCTTATATGATAAGTCTGTTCCTTTTGTTTTATAAAAACTATCACTATTGATAATAAAGTTCTTTTGATTCGTCTTTAATTCTCTATCATCAAAACCAGGACTAACTTGAGCCTTTAACTTTTTAAAGAACTCTTGCAGAAACAGAACGTTTAAGTTCTGAATGACTGCACCTTTCTTATGACTTGCAGGAACACTTGTCGGTGAAAATGACAGTCTGTCTGGTACATCAGGAGAAGTGTATGATGTAATCCCACTGAAACCCCTTACACATCCCTCAAAGGTTGTATCAGTTTTTGTTTGATATGAAATGATTTCATCATCAATCTTGATCAGACCATTTCTTTCAACAAATCCCTCAGTGAAGTTTCCATCAACATTAGTTCTAATCTCATCATCAAAAAAACTAATGTCCGATTGAAGAATTGTAGAAGACTTCAGTCCAGTTAACTGATCAACATTTACATATTTGTCAATGTTTTGTAAAAGATCTAATGTCGCACCTTGAGTCTCTTGAGAAACATAGTATTGCTCAAGAAATTCAGAGAGAAGAGGAAAATCATCTCTGACAAAGGTAGGGAGTTGGCTTGCAACTATATCCTGAAATTTTACTCTATCTACTGACATTATTTTTTATCTTGTGAGTGATCCGTTTGAATAGCTTGAAGATACGGTGTAAGTTCCACCTGACACATCACTTCCTGATGAAACTTGATCAGGGATCATATTTACATTCAAATAAACATTATCCATTTGTAAGTAAAGGTCACGAGGTCCTAAGACATCATTGGAATGTGGACATGCTGAAATCTCAACAAGAGATGTACCACGAGTTACTTCAGTTGAAATGATATTGAGTGGATTTAACTTGATCAGACCAGTTGTATAATCAATTGTTCCAATGTTCCTCTTGAGGATGACTGGTTCAGTTGGGGAATTTAACTTGAACAGGAACATAGTTCCAGTTTTTAAATCAACATTTGGAGCATCACTCATATAAACAGTTCCACTGATACCACTTACTGAGAACCCAGAAGACTTAATGTTGAAACCAATTTCACTCTTAATGTGAATCTGATTACCAAACCCAAGACTATATTCAATGAACTGATTTAGAAGAGCCTGTAAATCTCTTCTCATGTTGATAGTGGTGATGTTTGAGGTAATCGAATCATGACTATCGTCAATGATTTTACCAAATTTACTATACTTAAACCTTGCCCCAAACTTATTTAACTGAGTAGAATTGGAGTATTTTAAGATATTATTTGTTACTGCAGTTTTAACTTGATCTACTGATCCAGCTGAGTTTTGATTGTAATAAACATTCGTATCAACTTCGATATAAAGATACTTAAGATCAATAATCTCAGTGATGATTCCAGCTACGGAATACTTTCTCAGTTGGAGTTGTAGGTTCCTCTTAATCTCTTCTGAGAGGAATACTCCATTGTATGGTTTGATACTGACAAACACCTTACCATACTGTGGTGGATTTAAGTCTTCTCCACCATATGCTGCAACAGATTCAGCTTCACCATACAATCTGGGAACCAATGTTTCATAGTCAGTTGCTGTGACAGCTCTATCTTGAGATGCATAGATGTTTGGTGCTAGTTTCTTAATTGACTCTACACTCTCAATATCATCTCCACCAATAGCTGGTTCAATTAATGTGATACTTGAGAAACCATTCGTTAATGGGTTTCCATTATTATCTTCAACTCTTCCAGCAAATGAGAAAGAAGAAAGACCATTCGGAGCTGAACCACTACATGACAAGTAGTTTGCAACAATCTCATTTGGTTCTTCTAATTCAGCACCAAATATACCATCACCAAACAACAACTCATATCTCTCACCCTCAGTCTCTCTCAGGAAGTAAAGAGGTGTATCTTTATCAGCATCGATTAAACTACTGTGTTGTTGATACTTTCTCGTAACACTCGATGATGCACTATCCTTAACACTTACTCTAATTGTATCTGTATCAATACCAGAGTTTGGTAAAATATACTTTTGATTTGGAAGTCTTGAGTTGACAGTAAATGTTTGTGTCAGGAATGAACCCTCATAGATGTCAATGTTCTCAAATCTAGCAACTCCAGTTGAATCTACAGGAACAGTAATATCATCTAAGACACAGAAAGAAAATGATGTGTTTGAGAAAGTTTGAGATGATAAACAACAAGGACCAGCTTTGAGAGTAACAGCTACAACAGTTGATCCTGATACATTGATCGAAAATGTTACCCTTGCTCTTGCTGACTTTCTAGAACGAGGAAGATAACCAATGTTTCGTGCAATCGATACAACGTTCTCTCTTAGAGTTGCACTATCAAGAAACACTTCATTCGACACCATGTTGGCGTTGTATGAAGAGATATATGTGTTATATGCTAACGTGTCTATGATTGTCGATAAGTTTGATCCCTCAAAATCATAATCCGTAAAGTTGGAATTTGATTTGAGATAATCTTTGATGGATTGTTTAATCTCATCAAAATCGACACTACTGAAATTTACTAAAGGCATCTTACCTAGTGGGTTCTAATGCAAATGAGAGTTCTTGTGCTGGAGCCTCAATACCAATGATCTGATAACGAATTACTACATGGAATTCATGATTATCAAAGTCAGCTACGACATCAACGTCATCTAATTCAACTCTTGGCTCAAAGTTTTCAATGGTTGTCTCAATTTGTGTTTGAATTGCAAATGCTGTTTGATTATCAAAGTTTTCAAATAGCAACTGATATACATTTGAACCCAATACTGGATTAAATGGTCTTTCACCTGGTATGGTCAATACCAGATTACGAATAGATCGTGCAATTGCATTCTCATTCCTAAGAGCTACCAGATCCTGATTCAGAGGATTAGTCTGAAATGTGGCACTGATATCGCGAAAAGCTTTACTGACTCTTTCGGCTGGCACTTGAACAGATACTATAAATCTGCTTTATTTAGGTGTGTTCTGACAGAGTTTGTTGTCCACACTTACATACATGATCTGGATGACTACAATCTTCTTCAGACTCAAATAACCCATCCTCATTTACAACTCTCTTGTTCTT